CTCAGTGGCAATTCACCGGGTGGGGGCGCAGGACGTACGGCGTCGGGTCTTGCAATGCTCATGGGTAACGCGTCGAAGATTCTCCAGACCGTCTGTGCGAACATTGATAGCGACGTCATGGACCCGTCGATCCGCGACCTCCTCGACCTTGTGCTACAAACCGACAATTCTGGACTTCTCACAGGCGAAGAGCAGGTCCAACCCAAAGGCGTAGCGGTCGCGGTGCAGCGCGAGACCATGCGTCAGCGGCAACTGGAGTTCCTACAGCTTACCGCTAATCCGATCGACATGCAGATCATTGGGCCCAAGGGTCGCGCCAACGTGCTGCGCGCCGTGTCGACCGGCATCGGCTTGGAGGGCGAATCGATCGTGCCTTCCGAGGATGAAATGGAGGCCCAGCAGAAGCAGGCTGAGATGCTGGCCATGATGGGTGGAATGCCGGGTGCACAACAGCAACCCCCCGGCGGACCGCCGGGTGGTCCTCAAAAGCCGGGTCAGAAAGCGGCTGGGCCTCCACCGGGAGGAGGTGGTGGCCAGACACAGGCACCGGGGCCACAAACGTCATCGCAAGGTCAGGGGCCTCAAACGAACCTCGTTGGACGACGAACAGCAGGAGCATAGCCATGGCAAAGGCGGGTAACATCAAGGACAAGACGTGGGGCGGTCTCGGTGGTAACAATTCGATGCACAGTTGGTCGGGCACCGGAACGCAGGACCCCGGTCAGACGGCTCAAATGGGCACTGGTTCCAAGCGCGGCATCGAACCCAAGGCTGGTGGGCAGGTGGCGTTTGTCAGCGACAACTCCAAGCAGGGTCGCGAGATGAACCAGAAGCACGGCACCAACACCGACTATGCCGGAACGGCGACGGCAGGCGGTTCGGGGCCGACCAAGCACGGCGGCGACAAGAATGGCTTCGCTAAGGGCGGCAGCACGTCGATGCACAGCAACACCGGGTCGATCCCGCAGCAAAGCGGGCGGAGCAGCCAGCAGTGAAACTGCGCGGCGTCCATCACATCAACGGGCGCAAGTTCGGCCGCATGTCGTCGACCGCGCCGACGATCTCTGCTGTCTCGGGCAAGGGCGGTGGCAGCGCTATGCTGCCCAATCGCGCTGCCGTTCATGAACTGACGGGCGGGTCTGCTGGTCAGTCGGCGTTGGGCAACTACGCCAAGCTGACGCCGAGCGGCATCGGCGCGAGCAGCAACGCATTTGGCTTTGGCAAGATGCCTAGCCTTGTGGAGAACGAAGCCTGAGCGACCCCATGTACGAGATCACGATGGCGGCGTCGGCGTTGAAAATCGCCCTGCCGGAGCAGTTCGACCGGCTGGTGGAAGCGTTTCGACATTTGGAAGAAAAAGTTACTCGCGAATTGATCAGTGCACCACGCGAGGGGATTTTGGGTGCACAGGGTCGGGCAGCACTCGCCGGGGAATTGAAGACCCGGTTGGAGAAATGCCTTGAGCAGCGAACTTCATATCAGAACAGGGTGTAGTCATGGCTGAGCCAGTCAGTGCTGACGTCTTGCGGAGCAAGGCAGCGCTCCCCGCCGTCGATCCCAGTATCAACGTGCCGAAGGCTGTGCGTGACGCGGCCCTTCGCAGTACTGCAATACAACAGGCGTTGACCGGTGCATCTGAGAAGCCTGTAATTACCTCAACGCCTGATCAACCTTCACATCCCACCCCAGTAGATCAGGCGGCTTCTCCTCCGCCGGAACAAGCCCCCCAACTTGCCTCACCGGCGGAGGAACTTTCTCAGCCGCCACCGGAAACTGAAGAGACGTGGGAGCGGCGCTTCCATTCGATCCAAGGCCGCTACAACGGCCTGCGCACCGAGATGCAGCAGATGAGCGAGCAACTGCAGCGCCTGCAGAACGAGAATGCGATTATGCGGCAGGGCGTTCCTAGTACTAGGAACCCGTCAACGGGGCAGCCCTTGTTGACCTCGCAGGAGGTGGAGGACTATGGACCGGAGTTCATCGACGTGGTGCGGCGCGCCGCGCGCGAGGAGGCGGCTCCTTTGCACGCCGAGATCGCCAACCTGCGCGGCCAACTGGGAATGGTTCAGCAAGAGACATCGAACGCGTTTCTCACGCGCATGGACGCCACGATCAGCGGCTTGGTTCCTCAGTGGCAGCAGATCAATCGCGATCAGCAGTTCATCGAATGGGTCAGCTTGCCGGAAACTTACAGTGGTGTTATACGGCAACAACTGATGCAGGAAGCATGGAACAGTGGCGATGCCCATCGTGTGGCCGCCTTCTTCCGGGCCTTCCTTGCGGAGGTGGCCGCCGTTGACCCGCGAGGATCGGGGACACGCGTGCCGTCGATGCCCACGCCTCAACCCGGGGCGGTACCGTTGGCGACACGTCTCTCCCTTGAATCCTTAGCCGCTCCCGGCAGAGGCCAAGGCAGCACTGGCTCTCCTGCCGATAAACCCGTGTACACCGCCCAAGATATCACTCGGTTCTACACCGAGGTTGCAGCGGGGAAATGGCGGACGCGCGACCAAGAGCGGGCTGCGATCGACGCCGATATCATCGCTGCACAGAAGGAAGGGCGGATTATTCCTGATCAACGCACGATCCGGCCCACGGAGCGCAACGGCCACTGGTAGCTCATAGGGTTGGATCGCCAACCCTTGGAGCTTGTCGATGGCTGGTTTCCCACTTGCTGGCGCTGGTACCACTCCGCCTATCTTTCCGACTGGTTCAACGCAACCGTCGCCCGCTTACTCGGGTACGTTCATCCCCGAGATTTGGAGCGGCAAGTTAATTGAGAAGTTCTACGCCAGCACTGTGCTGGCGGCGATCAGCAACACCGACTATGAAGGCGAGATCAGAAATCAGGGTGATACGGTCCATATCAGGACCAAGCCGACGATCACCATCCGCCCCTACCTCGCAGGCGGCAACCTCACCGTCGATCGGCCCGCTTCCAACATCGTCGATCTCAAGATCGATCAGGGCCTCTACTTCAACGAGATTCTCGACGATGTGATGGAAATCCAGTCCGACATTAACTTGATGGGGATTTGGTCGGACGACGCTGCGCAGCAGATGAAGATCACGGTCGATACTGCCGTGCTGCTGGGCATCCTTTCTCAGTGCGACGCGCGCAATAGAGGCGCGACCGCCGGGGCGATCTCGGGCAACCTCAATCTCGGCGTGACCGGCACACCGCTGCCGGTGGTGGCGCAGAGTCCGACCGCCGGTCAGGTCACCATCCTGCAAGCCGTGCTGCGGCTGGGACTGGTGCTCGACGAGCTTAACATTCCCGAGCAGGGACGCTGGGTGGTAATGCCTGCATGGGCCGCCGCGTTGATCAAAGAATCGGAACTGAGGCAAGCCTACCTGTCAGGTGACCAGACTTCGATCCTGCGTAACGGCCGCCTCGGTATGATCGACCGCTTTACGCTCTACGTCTCCAACCTGCTGCCCAAGGGCCCGATCACCGGCCCGCCCGCCCTCGCAGCGGGCGAATGGGTGATCTACGCTGGTCATGCGCATGGTCTCACTTTTGCGTCGCAGATCAGCAAGGTCGAGACGTTGCGTTCCGAGTTCACCTTCGGCACTCTGCTGCGCGGCCTGCAAGTGTACGGCTACAAGGTGATCGACGGCATCGCATTGGCACAGGCCGTTGTCTCCGAACCGACTCCTCCTTGATCGGTTAGAGGGGGTAGAACTTGGAGCCGGGTGGTTGAACCCGGCTCCACTTTTCAGGGAGGCGTGAGTGCCTGCGCCGCCGACCGTCATCAACTCGCCTACTGCACCACCGTCGCCTGCGGACGGCGACCTGTGGTTCAACAGCGACACCGGCCGCACGTTCGTCTGGTACATCAACCCGAACGGCCAAGGTCAGTGGGTGCAGACCCAGCCGTCCGGCAGCGGCTACAACATCGTGCGCGACACCCGGACCTATCCCGGCGTGCCTGCTGCGCCCGATGGCGTGAAGGTGACAACGGCGGTGTCACCCCCGGTTACACCTGATGAAGGTGATCTCTGGTTCAATTCCGAGCTTGGCCACGAGTACGTCTGGTACATCAATCCGACATCGGGTCTTGGCGCGTGGGTACAGACGCAGCCCGACGCGATGCCGTATGTCACGCCGTTCACGGTGAGCGACGTCCCTGCGCCCTACGTGCCCCTGCCGACGCCGCACGACGCGCATCGCGTGCCGACGATCACTGTCTCGCCGATACCGCCATCAGGACCATTGGTTGGCGATCTCTGGTGGTCGCCGATCACCGGTCAGCAAAGTGTCTGGTACGATGACGGCAACACCGTACAGTGGGTGATCAGCAACTACGGGTCGGGCAAGGAGGGGCCGCCCGGGCCCAGCGGCTTGCCGCCCGGCGGCTTGGATGGTCAGGCGCTGACCAAGATTTCGACAGCGGATGACGACGTTGAATGGAGCGGGCCGTATCTGGCGCTGACGGGCGGCACGATGACTGGGCCGATCACGCTGTCCGGCACTCCAGTGAATGCTCTTGATGCTGCACCCAAGCAGTATGTTGATAGCGCCATTGCCGCGATCCCGCCGCCTGATTTGTCGGCTTACGCGCCGCTTGCGTCGCCAACCTTCACGGGTGACCCCAAAGCGCCGACACCAGCTACGACTGACAACGATACGAGCATTGCAACGACGGCTTTCGTCAAGGCGCAGGGTTACGTCACGGGTGGTCCTTACGTAACGTCTGTCAGCGGCACTTCTCCTGTCGTGTCATCGGGTGGTGTGACGCCAGTCATTAGCATGCTTGCTGCCAACACGTCGATTAATGGATATCTGACATCGACCGATTGGAACATCTTCAATGGCAAGCAGCCGTTCATTACGGCAGGGACGACGTCGCAGTATTGGCGCGGCGACAAGACGTGGCAGACGCTCGATAAGACGGCTGTTGGATTGGGCAACGTCGATAACACCAGCGATGCCAACAAGCCGGTCAGCAGCGCGACACAGACGGCGTTGAACTTGAAGGCCGATTTGGCGTCGCCAACCTTTACCGGCGATCCCAAGGCACCGACACCCGCGACGGCTGACAACGATACGTCGATTGCTACGACGGCGTTCGTCAAGGCGCAGGGCTACCTGACTGGTATTACGGCGGGGACCGGCATCACGGTGTCGCCCAGTGCTGCACCATCTCCCACCATCAATTTGGCCAATCAGATCACGGCGGGCGGACCGGTCGGCAGCGGTTCGGCCATCCCGGTCATCACCTACAATGCGCAAGGCCAGCTTACTGCTGTAACGACGGCAGCGGTGAATATTCCGCCGGGCACTTTTGTCGGTGATTCACCACCGGCTTCACCGGCTGTCAGCCAGCTTTGGTGGAAATCCGATATTGGCCAGTTGTTCCTGTACTACCAAGACCCCAACACGACTCAATGGGTCCCTGCAGCGCCCGCACCATCGGTGACGGCGGGCGGCGTCTACACCGCCAAGGGCGTGCTCTACGCCAGCGGTACAACGGGGCTCAATGCGCCGAAGGTCGACACGTCGAAGATGTCGTTTGATGAGGCGACCAACGCTCTCTCGGTTGCTGGAAGTCTTGCGATCGGCGGTACGTATACGGGCGCTAACGTCAATGTGACGACCAACATCAATGGCGGGGCGCTTGGCATCACCGGCACTGGGACGTTTGGCACCGTCAATTCCAACTACGGAGTATTCAACAACCCAATCACGGTTTACGGCAATGGCATTTCATACGCCTCTCTCGGCGGC